GGAAATGACGCGCCAAGGTGCCAAGCACTGCAAGCTCACACAGAGGTTGCAGCAGTACGTGGATTCGCTTTCGAATCCATGGGCTGGCACAGGCAGCAGAAATCCCATCAACTACAACCCGGTGCCTACCATGATGACTTCGTGTGCGACCACCACCAACACTCTCACTGACCTTTACGTGGCAACTGACACGACAACAAATCACGTTGTTTGCGGGCCACGGGGTGCAGTCGCAGGTGTATGCGATGGATGGAACTGCGTATCATGCGCAGCAGCAGGGCATGGGAACCGGGGGCACAACGCCCTATACAATCGGTCCCGTGCCTGTGTACGATTCAATCACCACGCAGACGTTGCAACCAACGAACGGCGTGATCACGTCTGGGCTGACTCTGGGGAACTACGCCCCGAGCAGCAACAGCATCTTCAGCCTGCCCCTCAACAACAGTGTTGCAGGGGGGTATGATCAGGCGCTGCCCTACACAGGGGTGGCAGGACAAATGGGACACACACGCTGGAAGCTGGTGTCCATGGGGTTCAGAATTATCTGTACAACCCCTCTTGTGTACCGTGGTGGTGACATCGCCTATGTGCAGCCATCACAGAGTGACAATCCGTACTACGACACGTCTGTCAACCAGACGCAGGTGCAGTTTGCGGACTATCCCTCGTACACTATCACGCAAGCTGAGAACCTGGGGGAGCTTAAAATCTCCTGGATCCCGAAGCCAGAGGACTGTGCGTTTTGGCACACTACCTCGACTGGTGGAACCCCGGCAGACTCGATCAACGGGTTTCTGTCCGATGTTGCGATCCGAATTTGGATCAACAATTCCACCACCTACCAACAGATCTACTCCTTCCAAGTCGTTATGAATTGGGAGATGGGAGGTCAAAATCTCGTGACGCTGTCTTCGCCCAAAGCGTTGCAGCCAGCTGACAAGAACATCGTTGAACCCATGCTTGAGGTGATGCGTTTCTCGTCCAAATCCGCGACAACCGCTCCGTCAATTGCGAAAGCGCTCGTGGACACGATTACCCCAATCGCTACCGATGTGGCGGTCTCTGGCATTAGCCAGCTTGGGAAGCTGGCAGGCGCGGCATTGCTTGCACTCATTTGAGCGCGAGTGAGGGCCGCGCCGCATGGTACACACATACCGATGCTTTAATAGGCAAAGGGAAGGATGATAGAAATATCTTACCGGACAAAGTCTGTGACGACGGTCCTAAGAGTCGCCCGCCTTTGAAAGCGGGGTCAGCACCGCGCGTGCTGCCTCAAACGTATCTCCGAATAGGACCGCCGGGCTCAGTGGGACGGTGGGCGAGATAAAGCTACCAATAGTGTGTTGAAAGACCCGGACGGAAAACCGGTAACAAACCCCTAGGCGAGAGTCGGCGAACAAAAGAAAAGAGGTTAGATTCCTCACCTTGTAAGTTACGGTTGAGTATGACGGGAAAATATTTTTCAGCGCCCACTCACCTGGCCCGAG